TTTTCCAAGTAACTGTTCCATTGTACCTCCTGTAAATAAAAAGAGTGCATGATTGAGAGGTCAATACCTCGTGCAATCATGCACCCATTGTTATTCTTCCGCTTGCCATACGAAATCTCCGTTGGAACTTCGGAGACTTACAACTTCTTCGCCTTGACAGTAGAAGAAACAAATATGTTCCATATCAATCCAAACTTTGAACCTCCTACCATAAGCCCAATCGTCTGTCTGCTCAAGATTATAGGCTTGAGAGAGGGAGTAGTCAATCTCTCCAAGTACATATTTCATACTCTGAGCCAGCTCTACCGAAATATCGTTATCCTCAGCAAATTGTTCAACTTCGGAAAGCTCTTTTTTAGACGGAAAACTGGTAGTAGGTTCTTCTGTTTGTATTTCTGAGGTATTCTCAACCTCAGACTCGGACGAAATCGGCTGTTTATCATCGGTTGGTATGGTCGGAGAGACATTATCAATGTCAACTAAGAGACATACTGCAAAGCATACGCAACATACACCGAAGATAACGAGCCATTTCTTGTACGATTTCTTCCGTATCGCCTGTACAATCGTAATTATCAGAGCGACAGGAGCTAAAAATAGGGTAATAACACCGAAAAATGCTATCATAAAACCTCCTTGAAGTAGTAAAAGTAGTTGTTCTTCTGATTTTCCCAAGACTTTCGCCTTATATGCGTGTATATAGTCAAAGTTACCGCAAAAACCGATTTTCTACTACTTTAACTACTTGTCTTGCGAATATTATACTGTTTACATCTGCGAAAGAAAGTGGAGGAGGACATACCCGACTCCGAAATTGCGTCTTTTAGAGCAAGTTTTCCCTCAGACCACGCTTTAGCAACAACAAAGAACCTGTCCGGGACAGGAGTAGGCTTTCTGCCTTTGTATTTCCCCTCGGATTTTGCGATTTCAATACCCTCACGCTGACGCTCCAAGATATTTTCACGCTCAAGCTCCGAGAGTGCGGCGAAAACCGTCAGCATAAATCGCCCTTGTGGAGTGGTCGTATCGACTTTCTCCTTATCAGACACAAGATTTATCCCTCTTTCTGTCAAAAGTGAGACAGTAGAGAGGAGGTCTCGTGTGCTTCGGGACAATCTCGAAAAGGACTCCACATACAGGGTATCTCCCTCACGAAGAAACGAGAGCATTTCCTTGAATTGTGGTCTGCTGGTATCTTTTCCGCTGATTTTCTCAGAGAACACCTTTTCCACACCAAGAGATTTCATCAGTTCGTTTTGTCTTGCCGGATTTTGGTCTAAAGTGCTTACTCGTACATAACCGACCCTCATGTACTACCTCCTTATTCCTTTTTCACATAGGTAAGCTCAATGTCATAACCAAGAGACTCCATCATTTCAACAAAGGTCTTATTCACGAGACTTTCCTTACGCTTGATAAGGCGATTGACATACTGACCTGTTGTGCCGATGGACTCAGCAAGGTTCTGTTGTGTCTTACCCTGTTCGAGACACTTAACCTTTACATCGAGTTCGATATTATTCAATACTGCCATTTATGATTACCTCCGTTACTATTGTTTGTAGGATAAGTATAGCATAGGAGAAGATAAAAGTCAATACAAATAAGATAATAAATAGTCCTTTTTATTACTTTTTATATTTTGGGGATATTTAACGCACTCCCTCCCCCGGCTGGCTGTTTTATATATCCCCCTCCGGGGGATTGGTTGAAAAGCTCCGGGACAGGCTCAAAACAACGCTATCATTTAACCCATTTACAAATTGATAGCACTATCAAAACACGAAAAGCAACCCAAACGACAGCACAAAACAACGCTATCATTTGGATATACCCAAAACGGACGACCAACAAAAGAAAGCCGCCCACGATGGGACAGCAAACAAGCCGCACAAACTCCACCGGGGGACGCTCCACAAGGACAAAAGAAAAGCCCCGGTACAATCGCCGGAGCTGTCTATATTTTATTTATTCATTTTTACACATTCCGCAAGAATGAAAAGCGGCAACAACAAAATACAAATCAATAAAAACATTCTTTCTATACCTCCTATATTTAGATTACAATAAAACGCTTGTAGCTGGTTTCTTTGCTATACGCTGTGAAAATATCTGGCTTGTCTTTCTTTAGTGCGGAACTATCCAAGCGGCAAGAAACAACGGTTTTATTTGTGGCTTTTGTTGCTCCCTCTGTCATTGTCTCAGCGTCTCCCATAATGGCAAGAATTGAGCTTTTTAATTCCTCATTAAGTGCGGTTAATTCCTCAATTAAACGCTTGTTTTCTCTGTACTCTGTGCATAATGTTTCAAATTTTCCCATCGTTCAAACCTCCATATATTTATAATTATATTGTTTTACTGTGCCAAGTGTGGCGGCTGTCGGTTCTTCGCCTGTGAACCTGTCCACATATTCAACCGGGATATAAAAAGCGGTATAGCGTCCGGTTTCGGAGCTTGTACAATTATAAAATTCAAAAGAATTTATCAAATTATCAAAATCGTTTTTAACTCCGATTTCGTCCGCTGTGAATTGTTCCCGGTTCTTTCTATTTAGTACCGTTTCGGGGTGGTATGGTTTACCCGGTCTTAAATTTACCGGACAGGCGACCACCGAAAGCCCATTTATATAGGCTTTTCGGGCTGTGGTTTTGTCGATACGCTCAAAATTAAAACCGTTTTCGGTGTAGTTGTATTTTCTCATTGTGCTAACCTCCTTAAAAATCAATTTTTGCGAAGCGTTCCGGGGTTCTTATTGTTTCGTAGTAATAGCCGCCATCGTACAAATTAGCAACCCTTTGTTTTTTGCTTTCTCTGTGAATTTGTGAGGGTTTCGCCTGTACCAACATATTAAAAATAAGGTTTGCGGCTTCGACCACATCGGAATAACTGCAATCACATCTAAAGAAACAATCAAACAACCATTCTTTTTTATCTTCCGTTAAATAGGTATCACGAGAATAACGACCATCTTTTACAGGGGTTTTGTGATAGTAAAATTCAAAAAATGGGTTATCGTCTACTTGATAGTAATAATAAAAACCATCATAGACGAAATTTATATAACTGGTATGTGTTACCGTTATCGGGTCATTATTTACCTTTTCGAGTGCTTCGAGCTTTTTGCTATATTCTTTAATTGCGGCGGCTCTTGCTTCGTTGTGGCTGGTTTTCTCCAACTCTGTAAAGCGTTCTATTTTTTCTTTGTATTCTCTTTTTGCACTGTCTGCGGTTCGATTGCTAATAATCGCATTTTTAAGCGGTTTAACTTTACCGCCGTTATTGATTACGATTTTTGCTAATTCGGTTAAAATTCGGGAAGCGTTGTACTCCCATGTTGCCGGGTATAATCTTTGATTTTCTTGTGTAATAAACATATTGTTTACCTCCTAAAATTTATTTGTTTATCGGTTTTGTGTTATTTCTTATCTTGTTTATATTATAATTCGTAAATTGCGAATTGTCAACCCCTTTTCGATAAAAAATAGCACAAAAAAGATAAATTTTTATTTTTAGCGTGTTAATACCTATATAATAAGGAAAGAACCCGGACAGGCTCACAAGCTCCACGACTCCGGGACATTTCGCTTTATTGCGGTAAAGTGTTAATAGAACCATCGGAAATCGTGAATTTTTCCACCAAAAACGAGCATAGAAAAACCACCCTCAGCACACCCGGAAATCCGAGTGCGTGAGAGTGGCTGAAAGTTGATAGTCGATAGTCGAAAGTCGTTAGTCGTTGGAGTCGGTAGAGTCGATAAGGTATCGGCTACGAATATCCTCAGCGTTATAGTCGTTGTCTTGCTGAGAGTTGGGTGTAAGTACATACTCGGTCTTGTCTTGATAACCGTAGTTGTTCTTACCGAGGAAGATACCAGTAACAGGGTTGAGCTTACCGTTTTGCATATAATCTTCCCATAAACTTTCGAGAATTTTGTAAGCCTTTTTTATAGAGTTCGCTACCTCCGGCGGCAACGCTGACTTATAACCAGCTCCACCAGTAGGTCTATCATTTACAATAGCCCATAAGTTAGTCCTACTCATTCCGTTCAATGCCATAGCCAATCCCGATACCGTAGGCTTGCTATCACATTGAGCCATATACTCAAAATAATGCTCAATACGCTCCTGTACCTGTTCTACATTATGCAAATCAATATCGGGTAAGTTCATCAGATACATATTCTTTCGGAGATACTTCGCATTGTCTCCCGGCTCAAGCATATACCCATTGTCCCCAATCATCGGGGAATTACCACCCCTCGGCTTTTTCTTAATCACTTGCACATCATTTGTGCTATCTGTTTTCTTAGTCGCCATAGTCTTTTACCTCCGTATAGTTGTAGTCTGTCCTCCACAACCTCTGAGAGTCCTCTTTTATTCTGCTTATTCTTATTGGAGTAGTAAAAGTAGTTAAAAATCAGTTTTTGCGTATAACTTTTACTATAAGGGATTTTTCTATATAGAGGAAGTTACACGCAAAACCTTAAAAACAACTACTTTTACTACTTCAAAACACCGAAAAAGATAATCTGTCAATCCTATTAAGACAAGTTGCTCAAAAGTTCGTTATCCGAAAAGGATAAGATTTCGTACCAGCTTTCCCATCGTCCCCGAAAGTCGCTTATAAGGCGAAAAGTCGAAAAGATTATTTTTCAATCCTTTTCGTGTTAGCGTCCTAATGTCGTTTTTGATTGTTTTTCAATCCTTTTCGGATAATTCAATACCGAGAGATTTCAGTACATTCTTCATTACTCGAATGAAAATCTCAGCGTGTTCCTCGGTATAATTTACCTGTAAGTCGTTGTATGCCGGAACAAGTTTAGCGTCCAACATAAACAGTCGTAGAAACTCGTGTTGCTCTGCGGTCTCTTTGTATTTCGTGAAAGCGTCCCAATAACGATTTACTTCTTCCATATCAGTACCTCTTTCTTGCTTCGCTGAGACTCGCCATATTACGAGCCGCCAAGTCAGAGTAGAAGTCCTCGTTTGCGTCTGTTACCTTATAACAAGGACGATTACCGAAGCACACAATGTAAGTGTTCGTTGTAAGCTCGTGTACAACAGTCGTGTACTCCTTTGTCATAGCACACCCACCGACAGCCGGAGAGCCATCGGGAGCGAGGTCAAACCCCGGTACAGGTACTTCCCCCCAAGTCTGAGGGAACACAATCACATCGAAGTCGGGTCTGCGTTTGTCGAGCTTCTTCATAAATTCCTCGTCAGCGGCGAGGAGCTGTTTTACTTTATACTCTACGAGTTCCAAGTTGGGATAAATTGCGTACATCGGTTATACCTCCTTATTCGCTTGCCTTAAAGTTGTAGATAGGCTTGATAATCTTTTCGATTTCAACCGTATCTTGGATATTGGCTACAATTTCTTCGATAGGCTTATATACCATCGGGCTTTCGTCAATAGTGGACTGACCTACGGAAGTCGTATAGATACCTTTCATAGACTCCTCGAACTCAGCAAGAGAGACAACCTCTTTTGCCTTGCTTCTGCTCATAATACGACCAGCACCATGCGGAGCTGAACAGTTCCAGTCCTCGTTACCTTTACCGATACCAATAATACAACCGTCTCGCATATTGATAGGGATAAGGAGTCTTTCGCCAGCCTTAGCAGAAATAGCACCCTTGCGTACCATATTCGTACCGAACTCAATGTAGTTATGGATAGTCTCGAACATCGGAAGACCCCAATATGCAATATCAGCACCGAACAAATTACCTACGATAGCGTTTGCAATCTCGTATCTGTTGATAGCGGCAAAGTGCTGACATATTTCCATATCGTGAAGATAGTCCTCACGATACTTCCCGGTAAGATAACAGAGTTCTTTCGGAATACCGAGAGGGTTAGGGTTGAACTTACGATGAAGCTCCTTGATTGCCTTTTGGATTTCATTCTTACGACCTTGAGCCTTGTACTCAGCAATCAATTTTTCTTGCATAGCGTAGAGTTCGTCCTTGCCTTGCATAATCTCGACAGCAAGGTTCTGATAGTAGTCTGCGACCTGTTTACCCAAATTGCGGCTACCGCTATGAATAATCAGATATTTCGTACCCTCGGAGTCGGTGTCGATTTCGATAAAATGATTACCGCCGCCGAGAGTACCAATACTACGCTCAAGTCGCTTTGTGTCCTTGAGTTCTCGGTAACATCTGAGTTCTTGCAATCTATCGAAGCGGACAACCCGACCTTCGTGTACATTTCGACCACTCGGAACAGTCTCACGAATGATATTATCAATCTGAGCAAGGTCGATTTCGATTTTACCAAGCTCGATAGTCAGCATACCGCACCCAATGTCAACACCTACGATGTTCGGGATAACCTTATCGCCCAAGTCGGCGGTAAAACCGATTACACAGCCAGCTCCAGCGTGAACATCGGGCATAATACGAACCTTGCACTCTGAAAAAGCTGGTTGCTTAATCAGCGTGTAAATCTGATTGAGAGCTTCATGTTCAATATTTTCTGTGAAGATTTTAAGATTGCTCATTACAGTACCTCCTTGAGTTTGACTCCCCAATAGATAGCGAAGCCGGAGGAGGTAGACTTTCTATCGAACCATTCCGGGTGTCGCTCCATTTCGGAGTTGAATTTTCTTGCCGAGAGAACATAAGCACCCTCGGATTTCGCCCATAACTTGAAAGCATTGTAGAGGTCTTTCGCTTTGATATTGGACTCCTCGTTGCGTACACATCTGCTCTCAAGAAACTGTAATACAAGGTCGTTGTCTCGCTCGTATTTGCTGACAACCTGTTTCAAATGGTCGGGCATTTCGAGACCTCGTTCCTTATATTTGATATACCCACGCACCAGCCACATAAAGATACCACTCATAGCTTCGATGGAAGTGAGTTCGTCCTTTAAGTGAGTATCCTGTTCTTTCTGCGTAAAGTGTCGGTTGAACTCGATAACCTTGATACGCTCAGAAGCGAACAGAGACTTGTCTGTTACCATAGGTAAGTCGTTACAGGAGAGCCAAAGGGTAAACTGAGGACGGAATGTAATCGCTGACTGATACAAGGCACGAGCTGAGATTTCCTCGCCGCCTGTGAGCTGTTTGATTTTCTCCTCGTCCAGCTTGCCATACTCATTTGACTCGGACATAGTAACGAAACGCTTACCCTTGAGACCAGCGAGAGTAGGGCTTGCCGCTTCTGCGTCTTTCTGTCTGTCGCCACGACAAATCATACCGACAGGGGCTACCTTAGCATAGTCTCCAAGCATATACTCGATAGTGTTGAGCAAGGTCGATTTACCATTTCGGGTAGTTTTACCATGTAGGATAAACATACATTCCTCATTACTCATACCGAGCATGGAGTAGCCGAGAGAGCGTTGTAGGAAATCTGCTTTATCCTTGTCGCCCTGTGTTACCTCGTCAATAAACTGTTCCCAACGCTCACACTTAATGTCTCTACGCACCGTATGACGAAAGCGTGTCTGCATAGTGAGAAAATCGTCCCATCGTGCTTCTCTAAAAGAGAAGTCGGAGAGGTCGTATGTACCGTTGATACAGTTAATCAGATAAGGGTTAGAGTCGAACTCGACAGCGGAAATACGAAGTTCGCCTGTTGCGTCCTTGAGTATTCTGTCTCTCATTCGTCTGTCGCCCATCTTATTTACAAAATTGGTGTAGGCTTTTCTCAAATCATCATCGGTAATCTCGCCACAATAGAGTATCATCAATCGCACGAAATCCTTGATTTTCTCAGATACGAGGATAGCTCCCTCGTCTTTTCGCCACGCACCCTCGAAGTAGGTGTACCACGACTTATGTTCCGCACAGTACCTCGCTTCTTGGTTATAGAGCATACCGAAAAGGTTAGCCATACCCATTTCAGACCACTCGAAGCCGGAGCTGGTCTCGTCTGCTTTTTCCGGGTGGTAGTGCTTAATCATATACATTTTTGCGGACAGGTCTTCGTCCATAATAATTCGCCCGGATTGAAGTTCAAATAATTCTCTGTCTG